CGGAAGGAGGTGGCCCGGATGAGCACATTCACGCAGGCGCATCTGGCGGCCATCGAGGAAGCGATCGCCGGCGGCTACCTGGAGGTGCGCTACGACGACAAGGTGGTGAAGTACCAGTCGATGGGCGATCTGCTGAAGGCCCGCAATCTGATCGCCAGCAGCCTGGCCGCGGCCACATCGCCGGTGGTGCGGATCGACTACCCGGCCGTGGTGCGGGACTACGAATGAACCCTTTCGAGCAGCTGATCGCAGCGGTCGCGCCACGCGCAGCGCTGAAGCGCCAGGCGGCCCGCCTGCAGCTGGAGCAGATGCGCCGCTACGACGGCGCGGCACGAGGCCGGCGCACCGACAGCTGGGTGACGCAGGGCAGCTCGGCGGATGCTGCAACCGCGCGCGGGTTTGGCGTGATGCGCGACCGCGCGCGCGACTTGGTGCGCAACAACCCCTACGCCAAGAAGGCGGTCGAGAGCTGGGTCACCAACCTGATCGGCGCCGGCTGGAGCTTCAAGGCGAAGCAGGCGCGGCGCAACGGCCGCCAAGGTGAGCGCGTCACGGAGCTGATGCGGGCCTGGATGGCGGACCCGCGTCAGTGCGACTACCACGGCGTGCTGAACTTCGACGGCCTGATGGCGCAGGCGGTGCGCTGCTGGAAAGAGTCGGGCGAGGTGCTGATCCGGATGCGGACGCCGAGCCGCGCGACGGTGCAGCGCCTGGGGCTGACGGTGCCCCTGCAGCTGCAGGTGATGGAGGGCGACTGGATCGACGAGAACCACGACACGCCAGCCGAGGGTGCTGGAGGCTGGACGAAGCGCGGGATCGTCTACGACAGCGAGGGCCGCCGCGACCGCTTCTGGATTTACAACTACCACCCGGGCGAGGGTGCGGTGCAGGCGACGGCGATCAACAGCAACACGGTGCCGGCCGACGAGATCATCCACCTCTACACGCCTGAGCGGCCGGGCCTGACGCGGGGCGTGAGCTGCCTGGCGCCGGTGATGGTGCGGCTGAAAGACCTGGGCGATCTGCTCGACGCCCGGCTGATGAAGGAGAAGGTGGCCGCGTGCCTGAGCGCCGCGGTGGTGGACCTTGACGGCACGAGCGATCAGAAGTCGACGATCGGCGACCGGCTGGAGCCAGGCGCCATCGTGCGGCTAGGCCCTGGGCAAGACATCAGGGCAATCAACCCGCCGGCTGCCGGCGAGATCGACCGGGTGATCAAGACCTACCTGCTGGAGATCGCGGCCGGCATCGGCATCACCTACGAGGAGCTCACGGGCGACTACTCGGGGGGCAGCTTCACGCAGGGCCGCATGGGCTGGATCGGCTTCCAGCGGCGGCTGCAAAGCGACACCTGGCAGGTGCTCGCGCCGATGTTGTTCGACCGCATCTGGACCTGGTGGTCGACGCAGGCCAGCACGGTGGGGATCCCGACTGAAGGGCTGAGCGCCGACTGGACGCCGCCGCGGCGTGAACTGTTCGATCCGCAGAGCGAGACGAGCAGCACGATCTCGCGCGTGCGCGCAGGCCTGCTGCCGCCGCAGGAGGCGATCCGCGCCGATGGCTATGAGCCGGACGAGGTGCTGCGTCAGTTCGGCGAATGGAATGCGCTGCTCGATGCGGCCGGCATCGTGCTCGACACCGACCCGCGGAAGGTGAGCGCTGCGGGCCTGACGCAGGCGCGTCCGCTCGGCTCGGCGATGCCGCCGACAGGCGAGCCGCCAGCCGAGGCAGAACCGCCGCCAGCGCCCGCCGCGCCAAAATCCCCGCCAGCAGGCTGACCCTAGAATCGCAACGATGGAGGAGTGCACATCATGAGCGACGGTCTTCTACAGACCCGCGCGATGTTCGCGCCGGAGACGATCAACGTCGAGGAGCGAACTGTTGAGCTGGTTTGGTCGACCGGCGCCCAGGTGAAGCGCGCCAGCTGGTCGCGCGGTGACTACATCGAGGAGCTGAGCATGGCGCCCGGCGCCGTGCGGATGGATCGCCTCAACAAAGGCGCGCCGCTGCTCGATGCGCACGACTCCTTCTCGCTGCGCAGCCAGATCGGTGTGGTGCAGCGAGCATGGCTGGACGGCAACGAGGGCCGCGCCCTGGTGAAGTTCAGCCGGCGTGATGACGTGGAGCCCATCTTCCAAGATGTGCAAGACGGCATCTACCGCAACGTCAGCGTGGGCTACAAGGTCCACAAGACGGAGCGCGACGAGACCGGCGCTGTGCCGGTTGAGCGCGCTGTGGACTGGGAGCCCTATGAGCTCTCACTGGTCCCGATCCCGGCCGACGCCGGGGCCCAGGTGCGCTCCGAGGAGCCGCCTGCAACCCAACCTGAAAAGGAACGATCCATGACCCTTCCCGTTGATGGGGTGCAGGCTCCCGAGCCCACCCAGGAGAACGAAACCCGCGCCGCGACCCCTGTGGCTGCGTCTGTGGTGAACGCCGATGAGGTGCGCGCTGAAGAGCGTCGCCGCACCGCCGGGATCCTCGACGCTGCTCGCAAGCTGAAGGTCGGCGACGATCTGGCTCACAAGCTGATCGCTGATGGCGTCACCCTCGACGAGGCCCGCCTGCAGCTGATCGACGCCAAGGCCCAGGACGAACTGCGCACCCCCGCACAGTCCCGGATCGAGGTGACCCAGGATCACGGCCAGAAGCGCTTCGACGCCAAGCTCGACTACCTGAAGTTCCGCTCCAACCTGGGCGAACTGACTGACGGCGGCGCCCGCGAGTATCGCGGCAGCACGCTGCTCGACATGGCCCGTGAGTCCCTGGAACTGGCTGGCGTCAGCCACCGCGGGATGGACAAGAGCGAGATCGCCGTTCGTGCGTTCCACTCGACCTCCGACTTCCCGCTGCTGATGGCTTCCATTCAGCGCGTGAGCCTGAAGGCCGCCTATGGCGCAGAGGTGCAGACCTGGGCGCCGCTGGCTGAGCAGCGCAACCTGCCCGATTTCCGCGACATGAAGGAGATCGAGGTCGGCGGTCAGATCCTGCCTGAAGAGATCAAGGAAGGCGGCGAGTACAAAACCGGCACCATCCAGGAGCAACAGGGCACCTGGAACCTCTCGGAGTACGGCAAGAAGCTGGTGATCGGCCGCCGCCTGATCATCAACGACAACCTGGGCTACATCACCCGCGCTGTGCAGGTGCTGGCCCGTGGCGTCGCCACCTTCGAGGCCAACCAGATGTGGGGCCTGATCACCGGCAACGCCAAGTGCATGTCGGATGGTGTGGCTCTGTTCCACGCCAGCCACAACAACACCGGCAGCGGCGCGATCGGTGTGACGGCCATCGCGGCCGCCCGCCAGGCGATGCGGAACCAGAAGGACTTCACCGGCAAGAACCCGCTCTACGTGGTGCCGCAGTACATCCTGCTGCCGACCACGCTGGAGACGACCTTCGAGCAGTTCAACGCTCCCTTCACTCCGACCCAGACCAGCAACGTCAACCCGTTCACCGGCAAGCTGACGGCGATCGTTGAGCCTCGCCTGGACGCCAGCAGCACCACCCAGTACTACATCACTGGCAACTACCCCGGCGTGACGAAGCTGATCTACGGCTACCTCGAAGGCGAGGCCGGCCCGACCATTGAGTCTGAGATCAAGCGCGATCCTGACGGCATCGTGACCTACCTGCGTCACGACTTCGGCTGCGCCGTCGGCCAGCACCAGGGCTTCTACCGCTCCACTGGCGCCTGACCCTCTCTTATTATCTGAGGACTGATCCATGAAGAACTACGTTCAAGAGGGCTGCTACGTCGAAGTGGCGCTGCCCTATGCCCGCCTGTCGGGTGAAGGTGTGCTTGTCGGCAGCCTGTTCGGCGTGTGTGTGGTGGATGGCGCCTCTGGCGCTTCCATCAACATCCACACCGAAGGCGTCTATGACCTGACCGCCGCCACCGGCGCCAGCACTGACGCTGTGGTAGGCGCCAAGGCCTACTGGGACAACACCAACAAGCGCATTACGCCGGTCTCCACCAGCAACAGCTACGTCGGTGTGTTCCTGGCTGCAAAGGCGACGGCTGACGCCGTGGCCCGCGTTCGTCTGAACGAGTTCGTGGCCTGATGATCAACTACCTGGCTAACCGTGCTCTGGCCGCTGTGGTGAGCGTGATGGGGGAACCTGTCACGATCACCCGCGGCCAGAGCACGGCCCAGGTCCGCGGCGTCTACCAGGCCTCGCATGTAGGCCTGGATCCAGAGACCGGCGTGCAGGTGCGCTCAATGCAGCCTGTCCTGCTGATCAATCGAACAAGCCTGCCCTGGGATCCAAAGCAGGGCGACACCGTGGTGGCGCGCAGCACCACTTACCGCGTGCGAGACGCGCAGCCTGATGGTCACACCGGCTGGCTGCTGATGCTGCACAGAACCAACACCGGAGCATCGTGATGAGCCTGCTGAGCTTCCTGGGTCTTGATGGACGGGCCCGGTCCGTTTCCAAAAGCGAGCCGTTACCGGTCGACATCGGCAGCGCGACGCTGAGCGTGACGGCGGATGGCGTCGAGATCAAGAACGACACCGGCAGTCCAATCCCGACAATCACCGGGCTGACGATTCCTGCCCACGATCACATCGCGCTCAGCTACACGGGCAGCAACCTGACCGGCGTGGTCTACAAGACCGGCGGCAGCAGTGGAACGACGGTGGCGACGCTGACGCTGGCGTACTCGGGTTCGGTGCTCACCTCCGTCACGAAGAGCTGAGCCATGGGATACCAGTTCAACCCGTTCACCGGGAACTTCGACGATGTGGGGTCGAGCGGCACCGCAACCCCAGGCGGCAGCAACACGCAGATCCAGGTCAACGACGGCGGCACGTTTGCCGGCTTCATCGAGCTGCTGTGGAACAAGGTCACCAAGCTCTTGACTGTCAAGGGTGACATCAGCCTTGATGACGGCGGCACCTACACCACCACGCTGCAGACGGTTACCCCGACCGCTAACCGCACGATCAGCCTGCCAAATGCAACAGGCACCGTCGCCCTAGTTGCTGGGTCTAGTGGGCAGGTCGTCTACAACAATGCTGGTGCCAATGCCGGCGGCAACCTTGGCTATGACTCCACCAAGGGCACCTTCGGTTACAGCGCTGGTAGTGGCTCTGTCACCCAGGCCACAAACAAAAGCACTGGCGTCACACTGAACGCACCATGCGGCCGCATCACCATGAACGGTGCTGCGCTGGCGGCTACGACGATCGTGAGCTTTACGCTGACCAACAGCTCGATTGCAGCGACTGATCTGCTGGTGTTGAATCACGTCAGCGGCGGAACCGTTGGCGCCTATGTGCTGAACGCACAAGCTGCTGCAGGTTCTGCGGTGATCAATGTCACCAATGTCACAGCCGGATCACTGAGCGAAGCTGTAGTGATTGGCTTTGCCATCATCAAATCCTAAGGAGGTTCACCATGGCTAAGTTCACCCTGACCGTTCCTGACGAGTATCTGCCCGGCCTTGTGGCTGAGTTTGCCAGCCTCGGCTCATCTGAGTTCGCTACGCCTGAGGAATATCTGCAGGCCAGCGCTGTGGAGCTGATGCGCCAACGCTGCGAGCAGCATAAGGTTGGCCCGTATTACACCGGCCCAATTCCTCCGCAGTTCAACGCTGACGGCACGCCTTACACCGCCCCAGCCCTCGACAACAACGACACTTCGAGCGAGGCGGAGGCTACGCCGTGAGCCTGCTGATCCCCAGGGCAACGGGGCAGAAGTTGGTGCTGCGCAAAGGAATGGGCACTTGGGCCGAGGGCGGTGATAATGTTTATTACATTGAAGTTGCCGGTATTGCTTACCGAGTTCATGAATTTAAAACTATTGGCACTAATTCGCTGAATGTCATTTCTGCTGGCAATTTTGAGTATTTAATTGTTGGCGGTGGCGGATCGGGCGCAACAGGCAATAGTGTCAATCGTTTTGGTGGTGGTGGTGGCGGCGGCGGTGTCCTGTCTGGAGCCACTGCGTTGATCAAAGCATCGTATTCATTGGTTGTGGGAGATGGCGACAAGACAAGTGTAAGTATTAACGCCGTGGGATTAAAAGGGCAAAACTCGTCGGCTTTTGGCTTAATTGCTTACGGAGGTGGAGGCGGAGGAAACGAAAATGCTGAAGCTCCCTACGGATCAGGCGGCGGCGGTGCAAGTATAGGTGGTGCATTACAAATTCCTGGAACTGGAACAGCAAGTCAAGGCAATAATGGCGGAACCGCTGTAGCCGGCTCAGCGGGAGGGGGTGGCGGAGGAGCAGGGGGTACAGGAGCAAACGCTTCCGGTGGAAACGCAGGAAATGGCGGTGCTGGGATAGCCAGCAGCATCACAGGATCAGTAATGTATTACGGCGGTGGAGGTGGTGGCGATGGAACTACATCTGCCGGTGCTGGTGGAATTGGCGGAGGTGGCACAGGCGTAAGTGGAACTGGCGCATCTATTGGCACAAATGGCACCTCAAATACAGGCGGTGGTGGTGGCGCTGGTCATGGAGTGAATGGTGCAAATGGAAAAGGCGGCTCCGGCATCGTCATCGTGAGGTACGCAATATGATGACCCCCACCCAAGCCACTGCCACTAATCTGCCTGCGGAGGTGCTGCGATGAGCTGGTTGATTACGCCGCAGGAGAAAACTCCATTGGATCAGGACTATCGGAACGTCTCCCTGCTGCTTCACGGCAACGGCGCCAACGGCAGCACGACGATCACCGACAGCAGCCCGACGCCAAAAGCCGCCACCCTTGTAGGTGACGTGCAGATAAGCACAGCTCAAAGCAAGTTTGGAGGATCTTCAATCGTTTTTGACAAAGTAGCTGACAGAATTACATACGCAGCTAGCAGTGATTTTGCTTTTGGTACGGGTGATTTTACTATAGAAGCCTGGGTTTACAGTCGTGATACCTCTATCGCAGCTCGTGGATGGTTTCAAGTGTCAACAACGACAGGAGGGCTTCAACCAGGTTACAACTCTGGAATTGCTATTTTTCAAGGAAATAATAAAAACGCCGGCTCAGCTGCAAACGGCATTTGCGTCGCAATAGATGGCAACAACTTTTTTGGTTCGGAAGTTGGCGCAGCAGTATTAGCCGAAAATCAGTGGCAGCATATTGCTGTAACACGCTTTGGATCGACATGTAGAGTTTTTGTTAATGGGACAGAGATTGGATCAAGGACTTCATCTGCAAATTTAACAGCAACAAATCTTGTCGTGGGTGGATACTATGATACTCCGTATCTTTTTGATGGCTACATCGACGACCTCCGCATCACCAAAGGCGTCGCCCGTTACACCGCTAACTTCACCCCACCTGCTGCTCCGTTCCCTGATGCCGGACCAGCGCAGTAGTGCCCCCGGTTACAGTATCCCGGTGACTGTCCACCGTTCGACCGGGTGCTGCGCCAACAGACCCGGTTTTTCTGTCAGGCTTGTCATATGACCCACCCCCGCACGCAGATCCGCAACGCTGCCGTCGCCAGGCTGGGGCAGAGCCTGACTTCGCCGCCTGCTGCGCCCACCTATCGCACCGCAGCTGGGCCTCGCGTCTTCGCCGGCCGGCTGATGCCAGTCGAGGAGCCTGAGCTCCCGGCGATCGTCGTGCACACCCGCGACACCGAGCGCAACACTGAGCGCTCGCCATCCCACTGGAACGGCTTCGAGCAGCGCGAGTGCATCCTCTCGATCGTGTGCGTCGCGCAGAGCTTCGACAACATCGACGACGACCTGGACGACATGACCGAGCAGGTCGAGGCAGCCCTGCAATCCTGGGAGATCTCCGGCTTTGAATCGGTCGAGGTGATGTATCAAGACACCAGCTCGCAAGATCCCGACTTCGACGGCAGCTTGGCCACCGGCGCCGCCGTGATCCGCTACACGGTCACCTACCGCAAGCCCTACCGCGACACACCCAACCCCTACGTCGTCTGCGATGACGAGCCGTTGGAGCAGAGCGGCGCCTATCCTGGAGGCCGCATCACCTGCGATGGGCAGAGCGGCGCGGCGTGCCCCGTCGGCAACGCCACCATCACCGCCAACGGCGAGGAGCTCACCTGATGGCTACCACCCGCAAACGCGCTCGCACCGACGAGGGCAAGTTCCAGGCCGACGATCCGGCGACGCCCGCAATCAACGAGGCCTTTGCGCTGGACCTGCCGCTGACCGTCGACAGCCTGGCGGCGTTCATGGAGATCGAGCAGCCGGACCGCACGCGCCTGGCCCTGGCGCTCGATCTGGCGAAGGAAGCCGCGCTGGCGGCCACCGGCCAGCCCGTTGGCGACGCTGCCCCACATGGCATCCGCCACGGCGTTCACATGCTCGCCTCGCAGCTGCTGATCAAGGACGCCCTCGAAGCAGCTCCGACCGGCGCCGAGATCCCTGGCGTCGTCCGCTACCTCTGGCAGGCCGCCGATGCTGGGAGTTAATCGCTCCGACCAGCTGACCGCTGGCGTCGGCTCCGCCGAGAGCACCGACCACGCGCGGCGGCTCAGCAACGTCGCCCGCTACGGCACCGTCCAGGAGGCCGACTACACCGGCGCAACGGCCGGCTTCCCGGCGATCCGCGTGCAGCTCCAGGAGGGCGAGATCCTCACCGACTGGATGCCGTGGTTCACGCCGCGCGCGGGCAACGACCGCGTCTGGGATCCGCCGGAGGTGGGCGAGGTCGTGATGGTGCTGGCCCCGTCAGGTGAGCTCGGCGCCGGCGTCGCCATCCCTGGCCTGTTCAGCAACGGCAACGCCAACGGCGACCGGGCCGGCCTGCAGCGCCGCACGTTCCAGGACGGGACGGTGGTGGAGTACGACCGCCAGGCGCACAAGTTGAAGATTGACGCGACAGCCAGCAACAGCACGGTGGAGGTGAAGGCCACCACGGTGTTCGTGCAGGCCAGCGGCGCCGCCACGATCAAGGGCAGCCCGATCCACCTCAACCCCTGACGTCATGGCCAAGGTGATCCGCATCGGCGACCCGGGCAGTCACGGTGGCGCTGTCGTCACCGGCAGCCCCGACACCTACGCCAACGGCCTGAAGGTCGCGCGCGTCGGCGACACCTACGCCTGCCCGATCCATGGCTCCAACCCGATCGCGACCGGCAGCCCCAACACGTTCGCCAATGGGCGGAAGGTTGCGAGAGTAGGAGACACCACCGCCTGCGGCGCCACGCTGCAGGGCGGCAGCCCCAACGTGGAGGCAAACTGATGGCCGCTGGCATGAGCCGCACGACGGGCAAGGCGATCGGCGGGTTCGATCACCTGCGCCAGTCGATCCAGGACATCCTGACGACACCGATCGGCACGCGTGTGCATCGGCGCGACTACGGCAGCCGGCTGCCCCGCCTGGTGGACCGCCCAATGAACGCCAGCCTGGTCTCCGAGATGGTGGCCGCCACAGCCGAGGCCCTCGACCGCTGGGAGCCGCGCCTCCGACTGGAGCAGATCAAGATCGAGAACGTTTCCGCTGCCGGCCAGATCGAGCTCAGCCTGGTTGGCTACTATCTGATCAACGGCCAGCGGGTCGCCATTGAGGGCCTGGTGATCTGATGGCCACGATCGACTTCAGTTCCATCCCCGCGCCGGAGATCATCGAGCCGCTCGACTTCGAGTCGATCCTCGCTGAGATGATCGCCGACCTGCAGGCGCGCGACCCGTCCTACACCGAGATCCTTGAGTCGGATCCGGGCGTGAAGATTCTGGAGGTGGCCGCGGCCCGCGAGCTAATCCTTCGCCAGCGCGTGAACGACGCTCTGCAGGCAACCCTGCTGCGCTACGCCGGCGGCGGCGACCTCGACAATCTGGCCGCCTTCTACGCCGTGACCCGCCTCACCAGCGAGACGGATGCCGCCCTGCGCGTGCGCGTTATCGAGCGCATCATGGGCAGCTCCACCGCTGGTGGCGCCGCCTGGTATCGCTACCAGGCGCTGACCGCGAGCGAGCTGGTCAAGGATGCAGCCGTCTCCAGCCCGGCGCCCGGCGAGGTGCTCGTCAACATCCTCTCCACCCAGGGCAACGGCACCGCCAGCAGCGGCCTGCTGGCGACCGTGGACGACGTGCTCCAGAGCGACAGCGTGCGGGTGATCACCGATGTGGTGACGGTCGCCAGCGCCACGATCAACACGGTGCCCGTTACCGCTCAGGTCTACCTCTACCCCGACACCCCGATCGAGGTGTTCAACGGCCTGCAGGCCAGCCTCACCGCCGCCTTTGCCGCATCCTCCGGCCTTGGCTGGGACGTCACCCGCTCCTGGCTGATCGCCCAGCTGCACCCAGCCGGCGTGCAGCGCGTGGTCTTGACTGCCCCGGCGGCTGATGTAGTCTGCGGCCCCAGCCAGGCGCCGGCACTGGGCGCGATCACGCTCACGATGGCTGGGCGTGACCGATGACCGCCAGCCGCTACGACCTACTGCCCCCCAACGCCACGCAGCTGGAGCGCGACTTCAGCCGGGCGGCATCCAGCCTGGTGCGCACCGGACCGCCGGTGCCCATCATCCGCACCGCCAAGCGCACCAACATCCCCGACTCGGTGGTGCCATGGCTGATCTACGAATACGGCCTCGGCGAGATCCTGCCCTACCTGGGCAACAATCAGCGCCTGGCCATCGCCGAGGGTGTGCTGTGGCAGCGCATCCGGGGCACGCCCGAATCCGTCCGCGTCGCACTGAGTTGGATCGGCGTTACCGGTCTGATCGAGGAATCCGAGGGCGGCTCCTACCGCTGGGCTGAATACCAGCTGGGACTGTCTCAGGCGACCACTGGCAGCGCGATCATCGACAACATCGTCGGGATCGCCAAGATCAGCTCACCGGTCCGCAGCAGGCTGCAGCGGATTTACGCGGTCTATGACATCCGCCAGCTGGTCTGGGATCAGGGCTTACTCGATGACGGGATGTGGGACGACCACAGCGGTGTGCGGCCCAACCCAGACTGGCCGCAGATCAGTTACGGCCAGATCCACGCCAGCCTGGTGGCCGAGAACACAACGGTCGCCAGCACGCACACCGACGTGATCGGCATCCTGGCGCAGTTGATCGACCACTTCCGGCTCGATCACAGCGCCTGGGATCAAGACCGCGATGTGATCAACCATCCTGGCCTGCTCACCAACCAAGAAGGCGTGAGCGGCGCCTACCTGTATCAGACCTGGGGCGCGTTCAGCTGGCAAGCCACAACAACCTGGCTTACGACCAACGTCGTGGCCACCAGCACTGTGACAACGCAGACCGCGTAGCATGAGGAGCGACTAAGGGGCGAGCATGGCGGCAGTCCTGACTACCAGCGGGCGCATCGCCATCGCGACGGCGATCAAGGCGCGCACCGCCCACCTGGCCTGGGGCAGCGGCGACGCAGCCTGGGGCAACACCCCTCCGGCGCCTGCCGGCAACGCTACGGCGCTGCTGGCGGAGATCGCGCGGCGCAAGGCCAATCAGGTCGACTTCTGCACGCCCGACGCAGCCGGCGCGATCAGCGTGCCTGAGGGCAGGTTCAGCGTCACCAGCACGCCGACCAACAACCTCTACTTCAAGTTCCACTTCGAGTTCGCTGATGCGGTTGGCTCCACGATCCGCGAGCAGGCGATCTTCCTCGACACCGTGGCCGCGGCCGGCGTGCCCTCCGGCCAGCTCTACCTGCTGCCTGCCGAGGTGGCGCAGCCTGGCACCCTCCTGGTGATCGAGCGTCGGGCGCCGATCATCCGCGAGATCACAACCCGTCAGCTGTTCGAGTTTGTGGTGACCTTCTGATGACGCTCGCCGGCTACTACAACCGCTTCGATGCGGCCGATCGTTACGACGAGATCCTGTTCCGCGCGGGCAAGCACTCGCAGAGCGCCGAGCTCAACGAGGTGCAGTCGACCCTGATCGATCGTCTGAAGCGCATCGCTGACGCGGTGTTCAAGGACGGCGCGGTGATCAGCGGCACGCCGCCGACAATCAGCGGCACGACGATCAACTGCCTGCTCAGCCTGATCTACCTGCGCGGCGCGGTGCGCGAGATCCCCGCTCGCACCTTCACGATCGCCGCCACCGGCCTGGTGCGCGTCGGCGTCTACCTCCTGAGCGAAGAGATCACGGAGGTGCAGGACGCTGACCTGCGCAACCCTGCCGTTGGCACTCGCGGCTACACCGAGCCTGGCGCCGGCCGTTTGCGCGTCACTGCCACCTGGGGCCGCGAAGGCGACGGCAGCACTGGCGTCTTCTACCCCGTCTGGACCGTCATCGACGGCGCGCTGCTCAACCAGGGCGGCGGCAATGTGGGCGACAACTTCGCCGAGGCGCTGGCCCGCTACGACCGGGAGAGCAACGGCTCCTACATCGTCACCGGCCTCAGCGTCACGGCGCTGGGCCTGGCGGCCGGCGTGAACGCCTTCTCGGTCAAGGACGGCACCGGCAACATCTACGGCTACAAGATCGACAAGCTGGCCGCCACCCGGCTCAACTACAGCGAGGATCCTGACCTTGAGACGGTCACCTCGGAGCCCGACACCTTCACGGGCACGACCGGCGGCAGCGCCACGATCCAGATGAACCGCTACCCCCTGGAGAGCATCCTGGGCGTGGTGATCACCCGCGAGAAGACCGTCACGCTGACGCGCGGCGGCACGAGCGGCGGGCAGGACACGCTGCCTGACGTGTCGGTGCTCAGCATCCAGAGCGTCACCCAGGGCGTCACCACCTATCACACGCCGCAGGACTACTTCCTGAACGGCGACAAGGTGGACTGGAGCCCCGCAGGCGGCGGCGCCACCGAGCCCGCACCTGGCTCCACCTACACGGTCGTCTACCGCTACCTCGGCAGCGTCACGCCAACCGCTGTAGACCTGCAGGCTGGCACTTTCACGGTGACCGGCGCCGTCAACGGCACCCTGGTGCTTTCCGACTACCGCTGGAAACTCCCCCGCTACGACCGGATCTGCATCGACCGCGAGGGCAACTTCTCCCGCGTCAAGGGCATCAGCAGCCGTTTCAACCCGCTGCCACCGGCGACCCCTGCCAACCTGCTCAACCTGGCGACGGTCGAGCAGCGCTGGGGCCTGACGCCGAACGTCATCAACGACGGCATCCGGGCGATCCCCTTCGACCAGCTGGAGCGGATGCGCTCGCTGATCGTCGACCTCTACGACCTGGTGGCCCTCGAGCGGCTGAAGACAGACATCAGCTCGCGCGAACCCAGCAGCAAGCGTGGCGTCTTCGTCGATCCGTTCCTTGACGACGACATGCGCGATCAGGGCCTGACCCAGACCGCGGCAATCGTCGATGGCGTTCTGCAGCTGCCGATCGCGCCCACGGTTTACCGCGCGCCGGACAACAACGCGCAGGATTGGATGCTCCCCTACACCGAGGAGATCATCTTGGAGCAGACGCGGCAGACCGGCTCCAGCAAGATCAACCCCTACCAGGCCTTCGATCCGATCCCTGCAGCGATCACTCTGACGCCTGCAGTCGACCGCTTCGTGCAGATCGACACGATCTGGACATCGCCGGCGACGCAGCAGATCCGCACCTTCATGGGCACAACGGGTCGCTACTCCGAAGCCACGACCGTCACCACCCGCACGGAGCTGCTGAGCGAGTCCGAACGGCCGGCGGAGTTCCTGCGCCAGATTCAGATCAACTTCAGCCTGGAGGGCTTCGACCCGGGTGAGACCCTCACCGAGGTCAAGTTCGACGGGATCGTCGTCACCCCCGCCTGATAGCCAGCCATGCCCCTTACCGCCAACGGCTCCGGCCAGATCACGGGGTCTTTCACGATCCCGGCAAACGTGCCCACCGGCACGAAGCGCGTCACCTTCCTGGGCAACCAGGGCAGCTTCGGCGCTGCGCGCTTCATCGGTTCCGGCACGATCCTGACCCGCACGCAGCGGCAGCTCACCACGATCGAGACGCGGTTCTGGGACCCGCTGGCTCAGACCTTCCGCCTTGATGCGGGCCGCCACGTCACCGGCGTGGACTTCAAGTTCACCGCCAAGGGAAGCACCACCAACAAGGTCTATCTGGAGATCCGGGAGACGGAGCTGGGCCTGCCCAACGCCACCACGCTAGCCGAAGGCGTGCTGCAGGGCAGCGCCATCACGGTGAACGCATGGAACAAGATCAGCCTGACCCGGCCGGTCTACCTGGAGCCCAACGTCGAATATGCGATGGTGCTTCTGACCGATGACGCCATTCATGCCGTGGGCCTGGCGGAGCTGGGCAAGTTCGACACCGCCGCCCAGCAGTTCGTCACCTCGCAGCCGTACACGATCGGCACCATGCTCAAGTCGAGCAATGCCTCCACCTGGACGCCGGTGCAGGAATCGGACCTCACCTTCCGCATGTACGGCGCCAACTTCACCAGCACCACCCGCACGGTGAACCTGGGCCAGATCCGCGGCGCAACGGTGAGCAGCCTGACCCGCTCGGGCGGCACGGCGACGGTGACCACCAGCACGCCGCATGGCTTCACTACCGGCCAGAAGGTGGTGATCAGCGGCGCGACGCAGGCCGACTACAACGGCGCCTTCACGGTCACCGTGACCGGCCCGACCACCTTCACCTACACGGTGGCCAACAGCCCGGCGACGCCGGCCACAGGGACCATCCTGATCAGCGCTGGCGACGTGACCGATCTGGTTGCGCTCGCTGGCGTCGAGCGCGTGAGCAGCGCCACCGATGCGGAGTTCATCTTCGAGCGGCCCGATGGCTCGCAGATTCGCGGCGCCGACAACGCCCGCATTCAGCTGGCCGAAGATCTCAACGTTGCGCTGACCATGAAGGCAGTGCTACGCGGCACATCCACCGCAAGCCCCTACCTGTTCGCCGGCAGCCAGGCCGTCTACGGCAACCTTGGCGAGACCGGCACCTACATCAGCCGCGCGGTGCCATGCGCCGCCAACGCCAAGGTGAGCTGCACCTTCGAGTCGCTGCTGCCTGGCGCATCGAGCGTCACGGTGGAGTTTCAGAAGAGCGACGGCACCTGGCAGGCCGTCTCGCTCACCAGCAGCTCCTCGGTCGGCGATGGCTGGACTGAGCAGATCCACACCGTCGCCAGCTTCACGGCCGGCGGCACGACCACGCGCGTGCGCCTCACGCTCACTGGCTCTGCAGCGGCCCGCCCGCAGCTTCGTCAACTCCGTCTTGTGGTGATCTGATCCCATGCCCATCGACGACCGCACAACGAACCGCAGCTACAAGCTGCCCAACGCCGGCAACTTCCTGGCCGACGATGTGCAGCGCCTGCGCGATGCGCTGACCGCGATCGACGCGGACATCTTTGCCCGCTACACCAAGTCCGAGGCCGATCAGAAGCTGGCGGATCTGATCAACGGCGCCCCCGGTGCGCTCGACACGCTGAACGAGCTGGCCGCTGCGATGGGGAACGACCCCAACTTCGCAACGACGATCACCAATGCGCTCGCGGGCAAGCCTGGCTTCGCAGACGTGTGGACGCGCACGCAGGCTGATGCGCGCTACGTGCAGGGCGTCACACAGACCGAGAACACGTTCACCGGCACCGGCAGCCAGACCACCTTCACACTGAGCCAGACGCCGCCCACCAGGGAGTCACTGCTGGTGACCGTCGACGGTGTGGTGCAGCCGGTCAGCGAGTACAACCTCAGCGGCTCAGCCCTGATCCTGAGCGAAGCGCCGGCAAGTGGCGCAAAGATTCGCGTGCTGATGCTTGGCGTCGCTGGGCCGGTGCAAAGCGCGAGCACGCTGAACTTCACTCAAGCCGGCACTGGCGCCGTTACGCGGACGGTCGACAGCAAGCTGAAGGATGTCGTCAGCGTCAAAGACTTTGGCGCGGTTGGTGATGCAACGACTAACGACACGGCTGCCGTTCAAGCTGCGATTGACAGCCTCGCAAGTGGCGGCGTTGTCTATTTCCCACCTGGCACCTATCGCATCGCCCGCAACATCGGCACGAACGATAGGTGGGGAATCAAGATCGGCAGCAGCGGCATTACCCTGCTTGGGCATGGCGCAAAGCTGCGCCGCTTCAATACTGACATCAGTACAAATGCACTGGCCTATCCGTTGCTCTTTGTTGGCACGACAGATAGCAATGTAGCTGCAGCGGTTGAGGACACGGTAATTGACGGACTCGACTTTATTGGCGAAAACACCCGCCATAGCACAGCTGGCAGCGCTCTGACCGATAACCGCTACGCAATCGCACTCAAGAATACGCTGAACACCGTCATCCAAAATTGCCGCTTTGACGCCATCGACTCCGAGGCGATCTTCACGCAAACACCTTACAACTACGACTACGCGAACAGCGCCTACTACAACACAACAAAGAATTATCGCCTTCGAGTGCAGAACTGCCTGTTCAATGCGACGCCTCACTCAACCAACGGTCGTGCATTGCTACATGCAGTAAACCTTGGCGGTGTTGACGACGCTGTTGTCTGCAATAATCAGTTCCTCTGGTGCGACAACGCTGTGATCGGCAGCGGCACCTATGACCTGCCGTCAAACACTGAAAACGATACGTGGACCCCTACGACAGGCTGGACCCTGGGGGCCATCAAGCGAGTTGGCAGAAACTGGCTGATTGCAAACAACGTGGTTCGCAACGCTAGCGAACATGCCTTCTACCCTGAGGGTATGGACGTGACGATCAGCGGAAACAACATCGTGTGCGACAGCACGACAATTTGTGGATTCGATCAGATCAAGGTCCGCAGTCGAGTTTGCACTGTTACTGGCAATACAATCTCTAACTGTGTTGCTGGCATCACCGTCGGTCAGCCAGCTTTTGACGTGTCGATCACCGGGAACGTTATTAACTGCACTGGTGGCGAGGGAGGAGTCATCTCGATTGAGGCGGCAGGACTCAGCTCCTACATCAACGGTCGAGCCTTCCTTGGCAGCAACTACCGTGCCATGGAGAGAATCACCATCGCAGGCAACACGGTAACATTGAAGGAGGCTGCTCACACCAGCAACGAAGGCAGCGCAATCAGGATTAATACCGATTACACAGATGCAAACTTCACGAGCCAAGTGCGCTCGGTTGTAATCGAAAGCAATACCTTCCAGAATCACAAGTCTGGCGTTTACTTTATTGGCAATCTTGCCGCGACGATCCTGATCAAAGGTAATGTGTTCCGTGCTAAGCCGTTCACCCTTGGGTCGTTCAGCACTTCGACAACCCTGAACACTTACGCGACGCTGCTGATCTCTCGCAATGGAAGCCAATCAACCACAACGCTTAGGGAGGTTCAGTTCACCGGCAACTACGTCTACGGCACAACTTACATCTATGCAACGACTGACGGCCTTGGAGCGAGCTTTGATACGCCGTGGGGCAACCAGGGCAACCGCTTTGATTACGTCAAGTACATCAAGACAAGCGACGTAAACGCTTTCTCCATCTACAACCAGTTCACAAACAACTCTGGCATTTATTTTCTTGACCGCACCTGGAGCGGCAGCGCGCTTAACAATTCCTTGTTTGGCGGTGCCGGTTCGTACTCGGAGCTGCGACAGACATTTTTCTGGGATGGTACTAGGGTCCGCTTTTACACGGACGACTCCAACTCGTTTGTCTACCTGAACTGATCTATGCCACTGCAAAGGATTCCCGGCGCCATGGTGTCGGACTCGACCATCACCAGCCAAGACGTCCAGGACGGCACCATCCTCAATGCTGACCTTGCTTTCGATGGCGGCGCATTGAGCGGCTTCCGCAACGCGGTCATCAATGGCAACTTCGACTTCTGGCAGCGCGCCACCAGCCACTCGACAGCGGGCTACGGCAGCGTCGATCGGTGGAGCAACGCCCGCTTAGGCAGCAGCAACACCATCAGCCGGCAGGCCTTCACCCTGGGCCAGACGGATGTGCCGAACAATCCGTCGTTCTTCGCTCGGGCCGTCGTCGCCTCCTCCGCCGGTGCGGCCAACTACGCCGGCTTGTCGCAGGCCATTGAGGGGGTCAGCAGCTTCGCCGGCCGCACCGTTACGGTGAGCTTCTGGGCAAAGGCTGACGCCGCGCGCTCGATCGCCGTCGAGCTCAGCCAGTACTTCGGCCTCGGCGGCTCGCCCAGCGCGCAGGTGACGGGCCTTGGGGCCACGAAGGTGTCGATCGGCACGACCTGGCAGAAGGTGACAGTCACCACCACGCTGCCGTCGGTTAGCGGGAAGACCCTCGGCGCCGATGGCGACGCTCTCTTTCTGCTGATCTGGTTTGATGCCGGCAGCAACTACAACTCCAGGACGCAGACGCTGGGTCAGCAGTCGGGCACGTTTGACATCGCGCAAGTGCAGATCGAGGCGGGCCCGGCCGCCACGCCATCCGAGCGCCGGCCCCTTGCCGCTGAGCTGGCCCTGTGCAAGCGCTACGGCCAGTGGGTGCCGTTCTCCATGCTGTTCTACGCGCCGGTGACGAGCGCGATCCTCGAAACGACCGTGACCTGGCCGGAGATGCGCAAGACGCCGACGGTGGGGGCGCTGGTCGCCGACCCGAACACCGGGCAGGCGGCCGTCAACAACGCGGGCAACACCATCTCCAGGGCGACGCCCTACGGCGGCTCCGCGCAGCTGATCGCTGGCGCTGCTGGCAACGCCTACACCGTGGGCTATCGCTCCTGGCTCGACGCTGAACTCTGATGGCAGTCAAGGCAAAGACCGGCAGCCTCGGCCGCATTGATCACAAGCAAGGCCCGCCCAAGACCACCAGCCAAGGCCAGGGACAGCACTCGCGTCCACGTCGCCGCGGCCGCAAACCGCTGCGAGGTCAGGGCCGTTAAGCGGTCCTAGAATCCCCAAGACAGGAGGACTCTCCACATGACGACTACCTTCCTCCACGGTGTGGAGGTCCTGCAGATCGACACCGGAGCGCGGCCCATCCAGACCGTGCGCTCCAGCGTGATCGGCTTGATCGGCACGGCGCCTGATGCAGACGCCACCGCGTTTCCGCTCAACACTCCGGTGCTGATCGCTCGCCGCTCCGAGATGGCGGGCCTCGGCGAAGCCGGCACGCTCCAGTCGGCGCTCGATCTGATCTACGACCAGGCCGGCGCTGTCGTCGTCGTGGTGCGTGTCGCTGCTGGCGCTGACGAAGCCGCCACCATCAACAACGTGCGCGGTGGCATCAACAACACCACCGGCGCCTACGAGGGCGTGCACGCCTTCCTCGCCGCAGAGAGCGAGGTCGGCTTCAGCCCTCGCATCCTGCTGGCTCCTGGCTTCACCCATCAGCGCACCAGCAACGGCATCCTCTCGATTGCCGTGACCACCCAGGGCTCTGGTTACACCACAGCCCCGGCCGTGACCATCAGCGGCGGCGGCGGTTCCGGCGCCACTGCAGTGGCCGTGCTCGGCACCGGCGGCAATGCCGGCAAGGTGATGAGCTTCACGATCACCAACCCTGGCAAGGGCTACACCAGCAACCCCACCGTCACGATCGCTGCGCCTCCCTCCGGCGGCGTGCAGGCCGTGGCTGGCGCCGTCAACCGCGGCACCGTCCGCTCCGAGGTGCTGGCTGAGCTGCTCGGCATCGCCAACCGCCTCCGCGCGGTGATCATTGCCGACGGCCCCAACACCACCGACGCCGCCGCGATCCAGATCGCTGATGACTTCGGCTCCGATCGCATCTACGTGATCGACCCCTGGGTGCTGCGTGATGGCGAGTCCGTCCCCGCATCGCCTGCCGTCGCCGGCCTGATCAACAAGGTCGACAACGAGCGCGGCTTCTGGTGGAGCCCCTCGAACAACGAGATCGCCGGCATCGAGGGCACCTCCCGCGCCATCGACTTCACCCTCGGCGACTACACCAGCCGGGCCAACCTGCTGAACGAGGCCAAGATCGCCACCATCGTGCGCGAGCAGGGCTTCCGCCTGTGGGGCAACCGCACCCTGGCCAGCGATCCCCTCTACGCCTTCCTCTCCGTGCGGCGCACCGCCGACATGGTGAACGAGTCGATCCTCCGCGGCCACCTCTGGGCCGTCGACCGCTGCATCACCGCCACCTACCTGGAGGAGGTGCAGGAGTCGGTGCGCGGTTACCTGCGCAGCCTCAAGGCCCGAGGCGCCATCCTCGGCGGCGATGTCTGGGTCGATCCCGACCTGAACACTCCCACCCAGATTGCCAGCGGCAACGTGACTTTCGACTTCGACTTCACGCCGCCCTATCCCGCCGAGCGCGTGACCTTCCGGTCGCACCTCGTCAACAGCTACGTCGTCGACCTGTTCCGCTGAGGCACTGACCCATGGCACAAATCCCCCGGAT